ACGGCGCCATTGTATAAGACGCCGTATATTACTTGTAGTGATAGTTATGCATATCTAATATGCGTTATTTGGCATGTAAACCTAAGAATATAAATCACAAATGATTGCTGCAATAGCCATGCCTAGAGCTATTAGCGTTATAACGTCATCAGTACCTTTAATCACAGCGAGTTGTACCCCAGGAATCTGTACGACATACAGTGCCATCGCTATATCGTGTGTTACCCCAGGCATCCGTCTTAGACGTTGTGCCGTCGTTAAACCTAGTTGTTCCCCAGCTATCAGTTTTCCAGCTAGAACCGTCAGATCCTCTTGTAGTGCCCCAGGAATCAGTTTTGTAAGTTGTTCCTGTACGTGAGTCCCTGGTATTACCCCAGCTATCGGTTTTTAGGGTTCCTGATGCACCGTTACAAGTGTAGTTAGTGTTACCCCAGGAATCAGTCTTATAGCTACATGCTGCGTCAGCATAGTTAGCCGCTACAATAAACGGCAATAAAATTAATAGTCTTCTCATTTCTTTTCACCTCGTTTTTTAGATTGGTCTACCCGGCGATCAGAGCCAGGCTTAGTTTTGTCTTTGCGAAATATAGCGTCAAAGTTATTACTAAACGTGCGGGAGTCTACGCTCATAGGTCTGGCCGAGTCGCCCTTACCGCCGTGATGTGCTGCCATTACATATCCTCATAGTGATGAATTAGTGCCGCGTTGTGACTACAGGTGCGGCAAGCCTGCTTCAAGGGCAAGAGGGAGCCTAGTCGAAAATAATTATACATTTTCTTTTGAAGTTATTGCAATGCACTCGTCGTCCATAAAGTGATAACCGCATCCCTTCATAAAGTGCTCAAATTCCTCTACAAGCTCATTCCTGGTCAGGTGCGGCTTAAGTATGCAAACTCTAAGAGTTGTGGGCACCTCGTCGTCAGAGTCGCCGTTATAATGAAATTCAAATGTTGGACGCATTTCTAGCCTCCCTTATCTTAGCTATACGTCTTGCCCTTTGACGGATCTTCCACTTTTCCTGCTCATGCTTTACATGAACAACAGCAGCGCTGCAGATATAAATTAGGGCCAAAATCAACGCCCAAACAAACAAAAGTCCAAACACCTCAGTGAGACCTGGCTCACTTGTCGTCGTTGGCTGGTACATGTTTCAACTCCTCTAAAAGCTGCTCAAATGTTTCCTGGTCGTCCTGGGCCATTAAAGCGACATAGTATTCCAGTATGCCAATGTAACTGCCTTGTGTTCCAACCCATTCCTCTCCATCCAGCAAAAGCTGTTTTGTGCGCCGGTGTCCAGCAGCAGTTAATCTTTTTAAATCACTAATCATGCTTCTATCTCCATCAGCTCTTCATAATCTTTACGCCACTCACGACTTACTTTGTTGTCGATCCAGTCATAGATGATCTCATCATCTTGCTGTACGTACTCATGTACATAGGCAAAGTGTACAACATACTCAAAATTGTACTCAGCGTAACCTTGATTGCCAGGAATGTACCCTCGCTTACCTAAAGTTATACAGCCGATATCACCAGCCTCAGATGCTTCTACTGCAAGATCGTAGTTAGCACCCTCATACTCAAGCTCTTCTTCTACTTCAACCTGTACAACATAGCCATTAGTGATGGCCCAATCTATTAAATGCTTATGAGCTTCCATGATTAAACCCTATGCGCCATTAGTGTGCCAGCATCGTATGGCTCACAGAAAAAGCCATGCTTATCTAACATAGCAACCAGGTCTTTGTGGTACATCTCACCATCCATAGACCAGTAGTCGTACAGTGGCAGGCCATCAGGTGCGCACTCGCCTTCCATACGAAACCAAATTCCATCCTGGTCTACCTTGTCGGAACCAGTCCACTGGTCGTAAGTTACTGCGTTGCATCCTGGGAATGCTTCGTTTAGGCGCTTGCAAAGCGTAGTTGATCTTGTCTTAGGCATCTTGAAAAACCTCTGTTTCGTTGAATGAGCTGTTATTGTATCAAATATGTATACATTGTCAACTTTCTCCAAGTCTTTTTTTGTGCTCTCTAACCTGGGCTTTTAGCTCTTCGTGATGCTCCTGGATTTCGTGCCTGTAGAATTTTTTAGGCGGCAAGTGTGTAAGCTTTTTCATGGCGTCCAGGCGTCGCTGTCCGTATGTATTGATAATATACATTCTGTAGGCGTCGTTTATTATTGGGTCGCCCATCATCATATTGCATCTTTTGCACTGTGGATGACAGTTGCCGGTAAACAGCTTCAGCCTGGTATGTCGCCTAGAGAAATAGTGACCACCGTCCATAGTCTTATAGTGAGCAACCCGACCACAAGTCACGCAGCTAACATATCCGTTATCATCAGCTGCCTTCATCCGTACTAGCTTCTGCATCGTAACTGCAGCTTTTTCTATCTCACCAGCAATTGTCAGCTTTTTTCTCTTAGCCATCAGTGCTCAGTTCCACTTCCGTAATCTATCGTCAAAGTGTCTGGTCTATGCAGATCGCACCTGGGGCATATTCCGTAGGCTGCATCATCATCGCCGAGCCAATACTCTAGTGGGTGCTCGCACTCTTCGCAGTATAGCTTAGTCATCTTTGTAGCGTTATTAGGAAAGTCAATCACCTTGCTCATCATCTTTATCCTTAGCAGTGTAAAACTCTACCCATGCATCACAGTTTGGGCAGCTTAAATGTGTAACCATAACAAACTCTTCGCTATCTTCAACATCATGGTCAGCATTCCAAATTAGATCTGTACCGCAGCACCAACAATTCATTATTTTCCTACCTTTATTTTTACTCTAGAATCTTCACCGCTGTCTTTGTGATATACGACTGCGCTCATGCTGCGCTCTGCTCCGTAGCCCGAATCGCTGTGCCATTGATCGGTACTGCACAGGGCACCCCAGTGCTCAAAATGCATTCCTGCTACCTCTCTGGCTTGGTGGTGGTGTATATGCCCCAGATGGCAATATCGGTTCTTTGACTCTGCCCATTCATCGTCTAGGTTTTTAATCACCGTCTGTAGAATCTGCTCGTGCTTGATGCGGTCGCCATGGTGAAACACGAATAGATTGTTGTGCCACTGGTAGGATATAAACTTGCTGTAGTTTTGAACAATATCAACCCTTGGCTCTTTGCTATACAGCAGCTCTAAGCAGCTCGACAGGTGGCAAGCCATATCATAGTCATGGTTGCCGCGCACATTAACCACAACAACCTTTTCATGGGTCTGCAGCATCTTGTCGATTAGGATGTTAAACAACCGTCCTGCCAGCTTGAAGGTCTTGCCAATGCGTGTGTCTACGTCTACAGGCGTTCCCTTAGTTGTAGTGTTAAAACTACTATCAGCGTGAAAAAAATCGCCTACGTTAAGCAATACACCTGTTTTGGCATTGCCTACTCGGTTAGCCAGTCGGTCAGTAGCATCAATTAGAATCTCAGTGGCTATCTTAATATCCCAGTCATCATCATCAACCTTGGACTCAGAGTCAGCAAGCATGCCAAAGTGATGGTCGCCAATCATATACATAGCCAAATAATCCTGGTCCACATGAACAGGTGCCGGGGCAGGGTCTTTATATCCAACTAGATCTTCTTTTACACCCTCAATCATCAAGTCTAGGCGCTCTTTGAGGCTAACCTTTTCTGGCTCCTGTATAACCCACTGCAGGGCCACAGATCCATCTTCCTTATATGCTGTTGACACACGCTTTGCCTGAAACCCGGCAGCAGTCTGGTGGACTAGATCTCTATGCGGCGATACGCCCTGGGCTGCAGCATTACGTTCTAACCTCATTACAACACCGTCAACAGTCTGCCTGGCACAGCCTATGCTTTCTGCAGCTTTTGTGTGGCTGCCATGTTGTTTGACAGCCTCTAGTATCTCTAAGTGCCTGGGTGTTTTTGCAAATTCTTTTAAAACATCTGGATCTGGTCTGCTACGCATTCTGTACATCCCTCAATTGTTTGTATTCACTATGCTCCGGTATTGGCAGCCTGCATCTATACTCTGTCGCATAATTGTACACCTGATCCATGAAGTATTGCATCTCGCCCATATCCAGGTCTTTTAAGCTTTTGACTTTATAGCATTCAGTCTTGCCTACGATTGCTGTTGAAGATAAAAACTTATGCTTCATTAAGTCTTTAATACTTTCTTCTGTCAGCTTGTCAGCCAGCTTTCTGTTGAAAAACTGCGCCATCTTTCTAAACCATACATGCACTAAGCGCATCTGATTATCTGAGCTATGTGACACATATTTTTCTAGCCTAATTACAGCTGGAGTTTCGTAGTCCCACTCATACAGCCTGCGTCGAATAAACTCTAGGCGCTGCTCAATATTCGCTTTACCGTCAACTCTTACAAAATCCCCCTGGGTCATACTAATTTCCTCGATAGCCATTTTTGTGATTCACGCTCAACTCTGTTTTCCAGGCTTGATGCGTACTCATAATTACCTTTTTTGCTGTACTTGCCGTCAGGCTCTCTAAGGTCGTGCGGCGTAACATCATTTTTGCCTCGGATTCGGCCCCACATAGTAGAGTTATCTATGCCAGCATACTTTGCGTACTCTGTAGTTGTGTACTCTCGACCATCAACAAATTGGTCGTGCTCGCCACTAAACTTTATTTTATGGACCTTTCTTGGCAAATTGTGTGGGTATAGCAATGTGTCAGTAATCAGGTCTGTATTACGCAATCTGTTTCTTAAAGCAGCAGTTGGTATGCCAGTGATATTTGATATCTCAGATATGGTATGCAGCCTGGTCAGCAAAGCAGGGTATTTTTTACCCTTGTATTCAAACTTTAGAATACTCATGCTCGCTTAACCTCCATGCCGCCATCAAAATAAAAGCCGCGAGTAGTAAGATAAAACTGCTTTTGGATTTGTTTCTCTTCACCGCTTAGCCAGGATATATCTGTAAGTGAGCAATCAAGAGATCTGCCGCGAATACTGTCGTCATTTTTCGAGCCTGCTGCCTGGTGTTGAGCTGCATACGGTGATACGCCACCAGTTGCTTTAGTACGCTTTAACCAGGAATTAATAAAGCGAGTCATACCGCCTTTAGTTTTTCGGTTTTTTGGGTTAGCTAAAAGCCACATCTCCATAGCGTTTAGCTCCTGGCTAACAAGATCTTGGCCGTAGTTTTCTACAAGCTTATCGTAAAAGTCTGCAGGTACAACATAGGTAGCTCCATCAACAGTAAGCATGTTACACCTCCGCCAAATAGTATTTTGAGACCATGCACTGCTCATCAAAGCGATTAGTTACTTTAATTCGATCAGATAAAATTGGATGGCCCTCGGCTTTAAGCTCATATATCCGAGTCGCTAGTTGGGTGACGCCAAGCTCATTGTAAGCTTCTAATGACGTAATGGTGTTGCCGCTTTTGAAGTGCTGCAATATTCTTTCTTTCTGGCTCATGTTTATATCCTCTTGGCTCGACGTTGTCTCGCCCTGTCTTTATGAATGAATTTACTTTATACATTTATGTTTACTTACTGTCAAAACATATTTTATATCAGGTACTTTTTACCCTTTCACAGGCAAAAGCCTATAAAAAAATAAATCAGAGGGATTACTCAACTCCGCAGTTCAGACGCATTTGTATCGGATATCCAACCTATCGACCTCTATTTACTGAAATATCGGTCGGGCACTGTCTGGAGGGTCAACCACGCTCCGGTGTTTAATCTAAGGATCTCACCGGCCCCATGCCCAAATGCTTAACGGAATTTTGTTTGCGAATATCAACAGATCTGTTAATATCTTTTCCGTTACTGTTTTTCACACTTCCAGTACACCACAGCATAAACTGTGTTTCAAGCCCTCTTCGCGGAGGGCTTTTTTTTACTTACAATTTATAAACTGCTCATACGTTATTCCAATGCTGTTACAAATCTTCTGCATTGTATGAACCTTCCAGTTTTCCATATTACGCCATCTGTAGATCTGGTGACGCGATACATTAAGATCAGCAGCTAAAGCCTCTGTACCGACGTTATAGTGGCTCTGAGCGCGTTTTAGGCATTTACCGCAATCATGTAATTCCATTGTTAATTCCAGGTGTTGTGTTAAATTAAATAGGCGGGTTCCCCCG